GGACGGTCTTGTTCCGTATGCAAAAATTGTTCAGCAGCGATACCGTCGCTTCCGTATCCCTGAGGGGAATAACCCCGTCTTTGATCGTAACCAGATCTCGCCAGGGACACCGTATATGAAAGAACTAGACTTGGCGGTGCGTGCACGGTTTCCCCAGGCCATCGTCTCATCCACCGATGTTCCTGGAGAAGGTGAACATAAACTGTTTGCGTGGTTGAAGACTCTGCCCCCCGCCGAACGAACCAACACCGTCATTTATGGTCTCGACGCCGACCTAATCCTGCTCTCACTTGCCCAGGAACAGATGTGTTCACTGTCTCTTCTACGTGAGAACCAGAATTTCCAGTCCAAAGCAGAGGGATATTCTACTCTGAACATTTCGGATCTCGCTCGTAAACTTCCAATGAATCCCCAGCAGTATGTTGCCCTCTGCGTCCTCTGCTTCGGTAATGATTTCATGTCGCCTATTGGAATGTTTTCCCTGCGTGAAGGCGGTCATGACCGTGCTATGGAATGTTACCGTCAGGCGGGGGAACCCGACCTCTTGACGGCTCGTGGTCGTCAGATGTTTATACAGACGGCTCGCACTCAGGAGATGAAGGTGTATACTGATCGCATGAAGGGGCGGGACAATCCTGGAGAGAAAGCGATTTTCTCAGCGGACGGACAGCATTTTGAGGCTAGATACAATCTCCATATTCTAGATGGGACTACTAACATTGCCCAAGTTGTTCAGTCATTTTGGAAGACGTTTGATTGGACTCTTCACTACTTTTGCGAGAACGAGTGCCTGGACTGGAATTGGGTATATCCTTATCCTGAAGCTCCGCTTGTCCAGCAGTTGGTAAGATACGAAGAGATTCCAGTTCAGTGGACATCTGCGGCTCCCAACTTTACCGTGACGAAGCATCTACAATTTATTCTTCCACATGATTCCCTTCGTCGGGCGAAGAAGCGAGTCATGTTTCCAGACGAAATGTATAATGAGGAGACGGATACGCGTATTCCTTGGATGAGGCGGTATGCGTGGGAATGCGAGCCGCGAATCTCGCTTCCTACCGCGATCGAAGAGATGACAGCGGTCCAATCTTTCCAATGTTCCCCAGCCTGAACCCTCCCGATGCTGGCATAGTTATTTTGGGAATGACCGATCCTCCAGATGCAAGTAGGGATGCCTGCTCATTGATTGGAGATACATTTAGGTCTCCAAATGCCTGAATATCCGACCACGAAAAGGAACGCCTGGACCAGTATTCCTCTTCGATGGTATTTAGTTCCTTTAATTTTGGAGCGGCAGAGACACCATTGAGCGTCATATTTCTCATCCAGTCGTTCCGTATATATACTAGATACTGTTGGCGTTTGACCTTCGCAGTGTAATCGTCGGGCATAATTGAGCGAAGTTCGGCGATGCTTTCCTGGAGAGTATAGACTTTCTTGTAAGTCCGCTTATTCACGGTATTATGGGCACGAAATACAAACTCGCACACGGTGCGACGAGTGTTCTTCCACCCAGGGTATCTCTGAGTATACAGTGCAACCATATCGTTGAAATGCTGGAGACAGCTTGGACATAGAATCGTGTTCGTAAAGGATGTAAGAAACCGATTTAGGAGTTCCAGTTCATACTGGGACGGAAAATCGGGGTAAAGAGCTGCTATTGCGTGGAGGGTAGCCCATCCAAGTGGACCCCATGCTTTTGTCATTATATAGACTTATCAAGAAAGAAGGCCTGCACCCACCGAGTCAGCATACAACACACGAAGAACGCTCGGAGGGACATTCTTCTTTTCTCCTGCAATAATCTTCTTCTCAACCAACTTCTTACGTATTAACGCGATATCCATCTTCGCCGCCTTCGCCTTCGCGGTCTTACGGGCATTCTCAAGACCCTTCTCCGTCATCAACTTCACTGAGCGCTTGCGGGTAGCGGGTGCCTTAGACGGGTTCTTCGACGGAACGATCTTGGCGGTCTTACGGAGAATGCCACGAGGAAACGTCTTTGTGGAGCGGCGAACACGCTGACGACGGCCTCCAAAACCAGGACCGCTCGGCATTCCTACTGGAGGACGAGGAGCCGTAATCGTTGACACGCGCGTCGACGGATCCTGACCATTAAACGCGGTATCGCTTCCCTCTTTAATGATTGTGTATTTGGTAGGGCCATCCGAGGCGGGCATACAACTCCTTCTTACTCAAAACGGATAAAAACTTACGGCGAGCATGCTGGTATCAAGATACGACACCATGGAGGCAGTTCGAGCATATTTCAAGAATGGTGTTTCGCGTTTCTCTGAGTCGCAGATTGAACCCTATGAAGACTTCCTCCGCAACAAGATCCCTCTGATTCTGCGATCAACGCCACCCATCGTGGTATGGCACGATCAGGACGAGGCGACGAAGAAGTATAAGTATGAGTTCCGTCTCTCGTTTGATAACGTCTCCTACCTCAAGCCCCGCATTCAGGAGGCCACGGGTCGGCTGAAGCAAATGCTGCCGCACGAGGCTCGCATCCGCAATTTCACCTACGCCGCCCAGATGTTCGTGGACATTCATCTGAAGGTCCGTTCCTACAGTGGCCCTGGTCTCACCGAGTTCAAGGAGGAGACCAAGACGTTCGAGGGTATCTCCCTAGGGAAGATCCCCGTGATGTTGGGTTCGTCTCTCTGTGTTCTCAAGGATTACCCGATGTCGATGGAGGAGATGGGCGAGTGTCCTCAGGATCCCCTCGGCTACTTCATCATTCACGGCGGTGAGCGCGTGATTCTCTCGCAGGAGAAGGTGGCTGACAATCGCATCATGGTCTTCCTCAACAAGAAGACGACGACCAAGCATACGCATTCTGTGGAGATGAAGTCGCTTCACGAAAGCTTTACCCTGCCACCCAAGAAGCTCGAGATCCGTATGTCTAGTAAATTCAACGGTCTGGGTTACCCTCTCTCCATCTGTATCCCGCGCTTCCGTGAGGACATTCCGCTTATGGTCTTCTTCCGATGCCTCGGAATCGAGACGGATAAGCAGGTGTGTAATCTGCTCAATGTGGACGACACGGATACGCTGATGGCGTCATTCAAGGAGTGTGCGGACATTGGCGTCTTCAGCCAGCAGGAGGCGATCGAGTATCTGTCCCACCATCTCCAGTATCCCCCTGCTGTCGAGGACAAGACGGGCCACGTTCGCGCCCTTCTTCTTACCGAGTTCCTTCCGCATGTCACCCTCGCAGGCGAGACGCTCGAGCCAAACGTTCTCGTGGCTCGTAAGATCAAGATCCTCGTCAGCATGGTCAAGAAGCTTCTTGATACCGCCTCTGGGCGTATGCCGTCGGACGACCGCGATGCTTACCCCAACAAGCGCGTTGTCACCACGGGATCTCTCCTCACCCATCTCTTCCGCCAGCTGTTCCAGAAGGTCTGTAAGGACATTCGGTCCAAGTTCGTCCATGAAATCAACAATGATAACTGGAAGCGGTCGGGCAAGCCGCTGGATGTCCTAGTTCTCTCCAATCTCTACAAGATCATGAAGGTCTCGTCCATCGAGGGCAAGCTGAAGCAGGCGCTTGCCACAGGCAACTTCACGGTCCAGGGTCTCGGGACATCAGGATCCACATCTCTCTCCAACGCAACCAAGTCAGGTGTTTCCCAGGTTCTCAACCGCCTGTCCTATAATGCTACTCTGTCTCACATCCGCCGTATCCAGACGCCCGTAGAAAAGTCGGGTAAGCTACTGGCACCCCGCAAACTTAATGGATCATCATGGGGATTCGTCTGCCCTGTCGAGACGCCAGAGGGTCATTCGGTCGGTATTGTGAAAACAATGAGCTTGATGTCCACGATCTCCACCCACGTTCCCTCATTCGTGGTCACCAACTTCCTCCGTGAAATCCCCGATGTCGAATGGGTCACGGATGTCTTGTCTGGGGGTCCTGTTGCAATTCTTGTGAATGGCACGATTATTGCATACACGTCAAAACCCAAAGAGGTGTATGGGCGCCTCAAGGACGCGAAGCATTCGTGCCGCATCCACCCCCATGTCTCCGTAGCCTGGAACGTTCTCCAGAACCGCATTATTATCGAGACGGACGCAGGTCGGCTGGTGCGTGCTGTCTTCCGTGTCGAGAACGGCAAGGTTCTCCCTTCACCTCCTGCTGACACTCCGTGGGCCGAGTGGATTCCCAAGTGCGTGGCCTATATTGATGCCAACGAATCTGAGGTCGCACACATCGCAATGTTCCCGTCCGAGGTAGGCCCGACGCATACACACTGTGAGATTCATCCCCACATGATTCTCGGTCACATGGCGTCCATCATTCCGTTGTCCAACCACAATCAGTCGCCTCGTAACGCTTACCAGTCGGCCATGGCCAAGCAGGCCATGACACTGTATGCCTCCAACTACCACAAGCGTCTGGATAAGAACGCTTACCTACTGGCCTCTCCCCAGCGGCCGATCGTGGAGACCCAGATCATGTCTATCTTGAATATGCACAAGATGCCGAGCGGGTGCAATGCCATCGTGGCCATCGCCTGTTACTCGGGTTACAACCAGGAAGACTCCGTCATCCTCAACCGCGGGTCCCTGAAGCGCGGGTTCATGCGGGGATACTACTACACGGTCTACAAGGACGAGGAGCACCGCAACGTGGCCAGCGGGCGCGAGGAGCGATTCTCCAAGCCCCGTCATGAGAACACGAAGGCGTTCAAGAACACATCCTACCATGCTGTCCAGGAGACGGGCATTCCTATCAAGAACGCCGTTGTCCAGGAGAATGATGTGGTGATCGGCAAGGTCGTGAACCTGCGGTCAGATCCCCATGGATACTTGTATCGCGATCTCTCGACGACGCACAAGAACTCTGAGCCTGCGCGGATTGATGGCGTTTGGCAGGATAAGAACTCGGACGGATATCCGTTCGTGAAAGTCCGCGTGATCTCCGAGCGCACTCCCCAGATCGGCGACAAGTTTGCCTCACGTGCTGGGCAGAAGGGCACGTGCGGTATGATTCTGGACGAGTGCGATATGCCGTTCACGGCATCTGGTCTGCGTCCCGACATCATCATGAATCCTCATGCGATTCCGTCACGCATGACGATTGCGCAGCTGCTGGAGACGATGTATAGTCGCGTGGGTGTCCAGACGGGCAATCTGGGCGACGGCACGCCCTACTCTCACCTCGGGATTGAGGATCTCAAGGTTCACATGGCGAATCTCGGTATGCATCCCTACGGCAACGAGATCATGTATAATGGCCAGACGGGTGAACAGATGGAGGTAGAGATCTTCATTGGAACTACGCATTACCAGCGCCTGAAGCACATGGTGATTGACAAGTGCCATTCCCGTGGTCGCGGTCCTATAGTGTCGCTGACCCGCCAGCCATGCGAGGGTCGTGCGCGCGATGGTGGTCTGCGCGTCGGCGAGATGGAGCGCGACTGCTTCATTACCCATGGCGCGTCGGCGTTCACGAAGGAACGTCTGATGGATGTATCAGACCCGTTCACCACGGGCGTGTGTTCCTCTTGCGGTTCGCTCTCTACAATCAACGAGAAGGATCGTCTCTATGAGTGTAGGTCGTGCGGGTCCAAGGCGGGTCTGGAAGACAAGACGATTCCGTATGCCGTTAAGCTGTGGCTGCAGGAGCTGGAAGCGATGCACATATCGCCTCGCATGATGTCGTCTTAGTCTTAGGTTATCCTGAAATCGTATACATGTAATTGCTATTTGTGCCTCTGAGTCGAGACACCACAAACATTGTATTTTGTGTGGTGATCAGAGGTGTAGCAGAAACTTGAATAGGCAGGTCTGCGAATGCAGACTCCGTTTTTCCATTGAGGACAAGACGTCCTGACAGTGTATATGTCTGTGTCGAACTTGCAGTATAGTATGCTCTATATTGATTGATGGTTCCAGATAAAGTGGAAATGTATATGTTCCCCGACATGTCAAGAACAGGGGTTTGATAGGTTGGTGGAGCATACTCCCCTACAGCATTGCACCATAAAGAACTGTATCCGTAACCAGATGTGCTTGCAACAATTCCTCCAAACCCATACAGATGTCCCGATGCATTAATGACGTGAGCCCATAATCCTCCCTGCGGATCTGTAGAAATAATGGGAGGAGATGCAATCTTAAGTCCAGACAGCGTTACCTTAATATCAAATGCTTGCACGCGAACAGTTGTGTTGCTCAATATAAATATATTACTGTCGTTTGGAACGGTGACCCCTATACTGAATGCGCTCGCGTATGGCGTGAACGGTGGGAGGGTTGCTCCAGGTATGCTGTATACCCAATTTAACTTTCCAGTTTCGGCAACATAGGAGTAAACCCGACCATTTGTTGTCCCTGCGAACACACTGATTCCGTCTGTTGTAACGGATGTTCGAAAAAGCTCACCAGATCCCTGTGTCCTTGCAGACCATACCGAACCTGCATCCAGTGCCTCATATGCTCCAATCGTATTTCCGTAGCACGCCACAATATAGTCAAATGCACCGTTTGTTATACACGCTGGAGACCCGCCGATTTGCTGGCCAAGACGAATCGGAAAAAACTGGAAAACAGATGCGTTGGAGTCAAGTCTATAGAGCTGTCCTAGATCAGTTACAACAACGACTGCCCCCGTGGTTGATACGACTGGACCCGCAATTTTATTTGAAGCCCCTGTGGAAAAGATCTGCCTAGACTGTCCATTATACATCTTAAAGAGATCGCCGTTTTCGGCCATATAGTATACTTCTCCAAGTGGACCAAGTGCGGGCTGTACCGTAGAATTCTGGGATACAAAGGTTAACGATGTGGTCGTAACAACATTTGAGTCTAGGCTTATAATGTTGCGGAACCCTGTGGATAGCGCACAATCTCCAAACTGCCGTGTTGGCACTGTAATCGGAAATACTGGCGCTACAGGTTGAGGAGGGAAGATGGGTGGTGGTGTCGGAAGACAGTAAAAAGGTGTGACTGCGCAGTTTACAATTGGAGGGGGGCAGCACAGTGGACTCTTGGCTACGTCTAAGATCGGGGGTTTCTTCGTATTTGTGAGACCCCATCCGAATCGCAATCGCGGATTGAACGGTTCAACGATTCGTTTACAGGATGTTGTGGGAAATGGCTGTAGAACAGGCAGTTCCTGACGAGAAGGAGGTGCCTGGTAACCATTACGAGTGGGCAGTGAAAACGTGACCTTGTAGAAACTGCTATTGCCAAGAGCATTTGAGGCAGCCAGGTAAATATCACCTGCTGGATTGGTAGCAACTGTATTTGCCCCACTTAATGTAAATTTTTGCGGATCGGTTGTGGCTACATACCCCGAAATCCCACTTCCAACGACTCGAGTCGTAGTTTGTAAATAACTATTCTGAGCATAAATTGAGGTTGTTTGAGAATAGAATACGTTGTTTCCAGAAATAGCTACGTCGCGTAACCCTGAGTAAGTGCCTATGGCTGAGAGAACATTGAATGTCGGTTGATTCGTTAAGAAATCATAATAATAGATACTTCCAAACCGCAAGTCTAGAGCATAAATCCGCTGTTCATTTGCTGAGAGCGCAATGCCCTTGAAATTCAAAATAGGATATTGATTCAGAAAAAAAAGATTCACGAATGAATTGCCATATCGTTCCATAGTAGAAATAGATGTTCCACCCCCCGTAACAATATACACAACCCCCTGCGAATCAACTACAATACTTCCAGTATTGTCTCCGAAACGATAAATATCGCGATCAATAGGAACGGTTATCGTTCGAACCCCAACACCAGACGCAATGGCCGTGAGAGATAATCTTAGACAATGCCTATCATAAGGTGCGTTGATAAAAAGGTATTTCCCCGTTGGATCAACCGCCAGTCCAGTGATTTCACCAGATAGTGTTCCAGTGTATCCCGTTGGCACGATGGATGTCATCGATGTAACATCGGTGCTTTCATTATACAAATATATCCTACCATTTGATGTGCCGATATAGACAATGTTATAGTAATTTCCAGTGTTGTTATAGGGTGTTGGAGCAACCGATATAGCTGATATTTTATCGGTATACGTGTATGCCCCTATATTAGAAATAAGGCTCATTATAATGAAAGTGGGGATTATTCTCCCGACAACATCTCGCGGACGAGATTGGTCGTATCCTAGACACTCCTACTTTCTGTCGATGCTGGCTACATTTGTCGACACAATGTCTCAAGGGTATTCTTATACCTTTTATGTCGGGTATGATTCCGATGACCCGTTTTATACCCGCCAAGATGTCCGAGACTTTTTTCAGCGCGTTCATTCGGACATCCAGTGGGTTCCTGTTGATGTTCCGAAAGGTCATGTGACCCTGATATGGAATATTCTTGCACTCAAAGCCTATAATGATGGCTGCGATTACCTGTATCAGTGCGGAGACGATATCAAGTTTCTGAAAGCGGGATGGGTGGATGCATCCATTCGACTGTTACAGGCGAATCGAAACGTCGGAATAACAGGACCCCAGAATGACGGGAACACCTCTATCTTGACTCAGGCCATGGTTCATCGAACACACCTCGAAATTTTTGACGGAAAGTTCTTTCCCCCCGAAATCAAGAACTGGTATTGCGACGATTGGTTGAATGGGGTATATCCTCGTATACCCCTACCGCCTGAGTATCGCTGCTGCAATACAGGAGGGAATCCGCGGTATGAGATTGTGCACATGCGAGATGAGTGCCTAGAACTTATACGCAAAGGCCGAGAGCGGATAAGAGTATACCAAGAGAAGTGAAATGGTATCGTGAATAACAGCGCCCCAGTAAGCGACGTATAAGTTGGTTCCGAATCCGAACATCATAATGATGATCAGGACAATTGAACGTAAGACAGTGTTGATGAGCACGTTACTCGTTGGGAACAGTAGGGGGTCCATATCTCCTAGTCAAAGAAAAAAATATCTTGCGGCTCAACGAGGTCGTTTCGTTCTAGACCGCCGCGTGGGTCCAAGAGAAAAAAATAATGTTGATATGGAACATAAACACAAATGGGAGGTGGTCTAATGCAGCTCGTCTCGTACGGTGCCCAGGATATCTATATCTCGGGTAATCCCCAGATTACCTTCTGGAAGGTGCTCTACAAGCGCCACACCAACTTCGCCATGGAGGCGATTGAGGTGACGTTCAACGGCCAGGCTGACTTCGGCCGCCGCGTCACGGCTGTCATCAGCCGCAACGCCGATCTGATGTACCGCACATACATCCAGGTCACGCTGCCCCAGATCAACCTGAACACGGCTGGCTCCCAGGGCACCCGCTTCCGCTGGCTCAACTACGTCGGCCACCGCCTGATCAAGCAGGTCGAGATCGAGATCGGCGGATCCCGCATTGACCGCCAGTATGGTGACTGGATGCAGATCTGGACGCAGCTGACGCAGCCCGTCGGCACCCAGGTGTCGTTCGACGACATGGTTGGCAACTCCGCCGACCTCGTGCTGCTGAAGGACACGGCGGGTGTTGCGCTGGACGCCACGTGCGCCGCCTCGGAGGCCACAAACTCGTGCTTGTCCCGCGCGGGCACGCCCCTCAAGACGCTGTATATCCCGCTGCAGTTCTGGTACTGCCGCAACCCTGGCCTGGCGATCCCGCTCATCGCCCTCCAGTACCACGAGGTGCGCATCAACGTGGAGTTCGAGCAGAACTACAACTGCTGCTACGCCGACGTTGGCGCTGGCGACCTCTCGGTCCTGCCGCTGTACCCGTCGACGATCCAGCTCGGCAACGGTGTCACGGCTGTCTCCCAGCTCCAGCTGGTGGCCGCGTCGCTCTACATCGACTACGTCTACCTCGACACGGAGGAGCGCCGCCGCTTCGCCCAGCAGTCGCACGAGTACCTGATTGACCAGCTCAAGTTCACGGGCGACGAGACGGTCACTGCCTCGTCCAACAAGATCCAGATGAACTTCAACCACCCCGTCAAGGAGCTGGTCTGGATTGTCCAGCGCGACTCGTTCGTTGACTGCAACGCCCCCCCGACGCCGTGGATCATGGAGGCCCTGGGCCAGCAGCCGTTCAACTACTCCGACGACTGGACCACGGAGGGCATCGTGACGGCGGTGCTCGGCCGCGGCGCCCTGGCGACCAACGTTGGTGTTGGTGGTCAGACGGGTGCGCCTGTCCCGACGTTCTCGGCCTCGGCTGGCTCGGGTGCGGGCGTCGCTGGCTTCGCCTACAACCAGTCCCAGATCGCTGGCCTCGGTGTCGCGGTCGGTGCGGGTCTGTCTACGGGCTCGGGCATCTACCAGACGGATGGCTCGGCGGGTGCGGACAACTTCTTCGAGGGCACCACGAACTACCTGCTCGCCAAGGTCATCCTCGCCTCCAACGTCAAGTGCGAGGGCAAGAACCCCGTGGAGGTTGCCAAGGTGCAGCTCAACGGCCAGGACCGCTTCGACGAGCGCGAGGGCCGCTACTTCGACAAGGTGCAGCCGTGGCAGCACCACACCCGCACGCCGTCGGTGGGCATCAACGTGTACTCCTTCGCGCTCAAGCCCGAGGAGCACCAGCCCAGCGGCACGTGCAACTTCTCGCGCATTGACAAGGCCACGCTCAACCTCACGCTGTCCGTCAACACGGTCCAGCAGCAGCGCACGGCCAAGGTGCGCATCTACGCCGTCAACTACAACGTGCTCCGCGTCATGTCGGGCATGGGCGGCCTGGCCTACTCCAACTAAACGCTCAACCATATGGTTCTGGTGTTTTGTTGTGTGTGGTGATCCTAACTAAATATTAAATAAATAACAGTCCCAGCAATGGGGCTCAATACAGTCTGTAGACGCAGAATGTATTGAGTGATTGCATTTAAAGATCAAATGATACAGTATACATACCATGTCAAAGTATCCAGAATTCATGCAGAAGAAGGATGTTATTTTTGAGGGTACGTCACTAACCCATGACGAACAGACTCATATCCGAGGAAAGCCCCTGCAGTATCTTCTGTATACGATCCGTATGTTCAAGGAGTTCACGGATGCCAAAGTGATCGTAGAGGTTGGTTCGATTCGCCAAGCCATGCATCACTTGATCACTGACTTCAACCCAGTCTGCTGCAACGATGGACACTCAACCTACTTTTGGAAACATTACACACAGGCCGAGATTTACACTGTAGACATTGATCCCCAGTGTAAAAATATTATCAACAACGATACTCGTCTGACAGGTGTGAACATATACACCCAGGACGCAAATACCTACCTGTCTGGGTTCCCGAAACCAATCGATCTCCTGTTTCTTGATGCATGGGACGTGAACGAAGGAACGCCATATGCAGAGGAGCATCTGAAGGCGTATTTGATTTGCAAGGAGAAGCTAGCTCAGCGGTGTCTGATTCTAATTGATGACACGGATGTGGGAAACAAGGGTAAAGGCAGGCTTCTCATTCCCAAACTTCTAGAGGACGGATTTGAGTGTCTGACAGAGGGACGGCAGACGCTGTTTGTGCGCAACTAGCGCATATACCAATGCCACGAAATATAGTCATAGTTCGAATTAACATCCAGCGTGTTTGAGTTCTTGAACGACAGCGTGCGGATCTTGATTACACTAGGGTGAAACTTTATCATGAAATTAAGATACATCTCATACTCTGATGCACCTGAACCGTTGTGGTCTGTTATACATCGTAAAAAAACCTTATAAAAAGCCTCATTGTGACGGCTTTCTACAAGGTAGAATAGATCCTTCACATAGGCTGTTTCAAAGACCATATGGTGACATATCCCAGACTGTTCAATCCTCTTTGACAGATCGGGATGTAAGTTTGCCATATGGGTAAAATAGGGCACATGATACTCATACCCCACATTATAGAGGGACTTTCCGTCCTCTACAAATGTTGTTGGTTTCAAAAAGAAGGTATCGGCGTCAATCACCAAATACCGTTCAGTAATATTTGGAATGACCAGTCCAGCATACAGTTTGAGAAGCTGTTGGAGATACCAACCATTACGATCGTTTTTTCCGTGATAGTTCGATACTGTGTCTTTAGAAAACGGGTAGATAGATTCATCGATCGTAATACAACCTGGTATTGTTAGAGCTGTATTAGGGGTCACTAAGTAGATATTTCGATATCCAACAATATTTCGCTTGGTAAACTCTAATTGTCGTTGTATAACATCTGTATCATTGGGGCCTACGCAAATCACGATATCCATTACAGTTACATGTTTTTGTTTTCGTAAATAACATCTTCGAACCACCCTGAAAGAGAAATATTGTTCTTGATCTTCATATTGTTCGCAATCAAGAAATGATGAATATCGTTAAATATCGCCTGACCAGAATAGATTGGAATATGACAGGCTTCTGTGTGGATATACTGAACAGTCTTTAGGTGCTCTCCAAGTCCTTTCAGCGCCATCAGTTCTGCACCTTGCAGATCCATCCATATGACATCAACCCGCGGTATATCGTACCGCTTCATCACACTGTCCAAACGATGGCAGTTTGTCCTAATTTCGTTCTGAACATACGTCTCAGCCTTATACGCCCCGTTACTTTTGAAGAGAGATGAGGCGCCTGGGTTACCGTCCTTCCAAGACGTGACAGTTCGCTGTTGGTCAATTGGATAAAACGTAATCTCCCCGTCATAATCAGCAACTGCTCCCTCAATCAGAGTAATTCGATCGCGGTAGTTCTCAATATTCCTCTTGCAGATAGGCAGGGTGTTTGGATTGCATTCGAATGCATAGATTTTGGCGTTGGGAAACGCCTTGTAAAACTCGATACTCTGTTCACAATCGCGAGAGCCAATATCAAAAATGATATACTCCTTATGTCTATCGAACGGCACAGTATTTATGAATGTTTCAATCATTTATATTCCATACGGCGCCAAGTGTCTAAGAGATAAAGCAAGTCTGTTTCTATTTAAAGTGAAATGACTTTTAACCGTAATGGTGACACTACGTGAGTGGCAAAATACCCTGAAACCCAAGAGGGATATCTTGTATAATTGCTCTGTCCAGGATGGTAGTGACAGTTGGGTCCCCTTTCCAATTGGTATGGGATACAAACTGAATGATTATTCTGGAAATCTTGAGGATATTCAGTTAGGCTCACATACGCATACTGTGTTCTGCGCAATCAATACAACGACCGACAATGTTCGACGATGGAATGTGAACGGTCCAAACCGTAAACTGATCGCCCAAACGCTCGAACGAAACGGAATTGGGAATATGTATATTGATGCAACCCAGTATTTTCGTGCCCTTCCCCACTACAAGTTTGTAGTGTCCCCTGAAGGAAACGGAATTGACTGTCATCGACACTACGAAGCGCTGATGGCAGGGTCTATACCTATTATCGAGCACCACCCAGGCATTGAAGAAAAGTATAGAGGGTGTCCCATTCTCTGGACAAGGGATTACAGTGAGATTAACTGTGATTACCTGAACCATATCTACGAGGAGATGATTGACAAGCAGTATGATTTTTCCGCACTATTCATGCGGACGTATCCTGAACATCTTCAGGACCAAATACGAGCCAATGGTAATTATTGGGGAACACGTCTTACTGGGCGGGGGTGGTATACATAGCACCCCAGTGTCCTCGCTCGCCTGTGCG